ACTTTGCCGGATGATTTTTCAACTGATCTGAAAGAAACTTTTGAAGCCTTCATGCTTTACAAAAAAGAAAGAAAGGAATCCTACAAAAGTGAACATTCGATAAACCTACTGATAAAAAAAATACAAACTAACAGAGTGCATTTTTCGGATACGCTTATAATTGAAGTTATCAACATGAGTATGGAAAACAACTGGGCAGGAATATTTTTTGATAAAATGGGTGCATTAAAAAATAAAATTAAGCCGGAACAAAAAAATATTGATTGGGATCATTTTGGAGGCAAAGTTAAAATCATAGGAGAATGAATCAGGAAGAACACGACAAAATAGTTTATCAAAATTTTGTTGCTAAACAAAAGGCACTTGGGCTTTGGACTGAACGCGAAAATCATTTTGATGAAATGCAAAAACAGTTATCTGTAAAACTTTCACTTGAAAGGAAGGAAAAAGTTAAAAAAGAATTGCTTCCCGAACAAAAGATTAAAAATGTTCAATACATTGAAAAAGTAAAAAGTGATAAGGTTGTAGATTACAAAAAACCTATTAAAACATTTGAAACTAATTTAATGCCTTTGTCGGAGGCAAAAAAACAAGTTTTTGAAATCACAAAAGACTTTGCCGCCAAAAGAGGACAAAGTTTAATTTATGACCAGTACAACAAAATAGTTTACGATCAGCTTACAAAGTACTTTATCAGGTCTGATGAGTTTTCAGGCGAACTTACAAAAGGAATTTGCTTGATAGGCAATGTCGGCACTGGTAAAACTTTGATAATGGATGTTTTTAAAAAATTTACTGAAAACAAAGTTAATGAATATCATATTTTGGATATGAAAAAAATATCTCGTGATGTTCAGGAGAATGGAGTTGAAGCAGTTAAAAATTATACCCAGGGAGTTTGTTGTTATGATGATGTAGGATTTGAAGACAAAGCAGCTTACTTTGGTAATAAAATTTGTGTCTTTACTGAAATGATAAACATACAGTACAATAAATTCCAAAAGACTGGTAAAATTTGCCACATTACAACAAACTTAGGTTTTAACGAAGATTTAGGATTTGGTTTATTGAATGGTAAATATGATCCAAGAGTATTTGATAGGGTTAGGGAAATGTTTAATATTATAATTTTAAAGGGCAATTCAAAAAGGATATGATAGAATACATAAAAGGCCATTACTACAAATGCTTAGGTCTGCCCGGATTGGTTGAACTGGTGAACGTGGAAGGGGATAATGCGCAGGTCAGGTACCGGGGCATGGTCATAAAAATATCATTATCAAAGCTAACAAAATTATAAAAAATGGATACTTTAAAACAATTCATTGGAATAGACCCATCCTTCAGGGAAAAAGGTTTTGCCATTTGCATAATTGGAGGCGGTGAAGCTGATTTTAAAATATTCAAAGGATTTATACAATTTGCTTGTTGGCTTAGGTTGATGAAGGAAGGAAATAAAATATTTCCCGAAGTACAGCTTGATTATAAATTTTGTATTGAAAACAGTAACTTGACAAATGCGACATTTGATATGAGAGGCAATAAAAATATAATTGCTAAGGTTAGTAGGGATGCTGGTAAAAATCAAGCCATAAGCCAAATTACAACGGATTACTGCCGTTTACTGTTCCCTGATGCAGTCACCGAAGTTTCACCGCTTCAGAAAGGCGCCAAGATTGATAATGATGTTATCTTTAGGGCCATTGCTAAGGATGCAAGAATTACATTGACAAATTACAAAGGTCAGGTAGGTGAGCAAGATAAGCGTGATGCTTTTATGTTAGCTTTGAAAATTTACAAATAAATTTTTTTTATTGAACTTTATATTCTAAATTTGTACCAGGTTAATAAATGGGTCACAGCGCATTTTGGGGAGAATGCGCTTTTTTAAAATTCACTTGCAGTTTTTTCATTGATAGTTTTAGTTTTAACATCTTTCCGAGGAACGCTCTACCGATTGAGCTAACCGAAAATGTTCCATGCGCCTGTTGTCGAAAGATAGCAGGCTTTTTATTTGCATTTGTAAAATAAGAATTGTATATTTGTGGTAGCAAAAATATAGTTAAATTACCTGTGCATCCGGTCGCCAAACTTTCAGCACTAAGTAATTGATGAAGAAAAAAATTATAGCACTCTCGAAAGGGGTGCTTTTTTTGTTTGCATTTGTAAAGTAAGAATTGTATATTTGTAGTATAATAGTTCGACTTCACAATAAGAACTTAAAGATTTAAAAGCCTTGCGCAATGTTAGAAGTGAAGTCCTAACAGAGCGTGAGGCTTTACCTTTTAATGTATCTATGTATGCAAGATTTAAAGATTAAAGAAGAATTTAAAAAGCTGATTCCACCACTCAGCAAAGAAGAATTTGCACAGCTTGAAACCAATTGCCTTGATGAAGGAATACGTGAGGCCATTGTTACCTGGCAGGGATTTATTATTGATGGGCACAACCGGCACGAAATTGCCCAGCGTTGGGGCCTTGAATTTAAAACGGAACTTAAGCACTTTGAAAGTGAATCTGATGTCAAGGTATGGATGATTAACAACCAGTTTGGTAGAAGGAATTTAAGTAACTATCAAAGAAGTGTTTTAGCGTTAGAACTTGAAAGTGTATTTAAAGAAAAAGCAAAAGAACAACAAGGCAAACGCACAGACCTTTTGGCAACATTGCCAAAAAGTGAACCAATAGACACACGAAAAGAAATTGCTAAAATTGCGGATGTAAAAGAACGAACTTTAGGCAAAGTAAAAGTTATACAAGCAAAAGCAACACCTGAAGTAAAAGCACAATTAAGCACTGGCGAAGTAAGTATAAACCAAGTTTACCAGGATATCAAGAAGGAAGAAAAGAAAGCGGAATACAAAGAAAAAGTACAAGAATCAAGAGTTGAAACATCCATCAGCGAAAACATAAAACATGGTGATAGCTTGCAAATTCTTGAAACTTTAGAAGATGGTTGCATTGACATAGTTTTAACAGACCCTCCCTATGGCATCAGCTATATTTCAAACAGATCTATCTTTGAAGATTCAATTACAAAGCGTGGTTTGTTGAACGATGGGGAAACAGAAGCTTTTGAACTTCTTGATAAAACTTGTGAAATATTACAAAGAAAGTCAGCAGAAAACGCTCATCTATATTTTTTTTGTAGTTGGTCAGTGTTTAGTAAATTTGAAAGTATTATATCTAAATACTTTACAATAAAAACCCCTATCATTTGGGATAAGGGTAACAAAGGAAGCGGTGATCTTGAAAATGATTGGGGTAATCAAACTGAAATAATTATATTTTGCGTTAAAGGTAAGAAGTTGATAAATACAAGAAGAGGAAATATTATAAGTGTTCCCCGATTGCATAGTTCAAAAATGATACATCCGACACAAAAGCCTGAAGATTTACTGAATGAAATATTAGCTGTAAGCTATTTGCCTGGTGATTTCATTGTTGATCCTTTTATGGGTTCAGGTGCAACAGTAAAAGCCTGTAATAAAATAGGCGCTAAATCATTAGGCATTGAGCTTGACAAAGAAATGTTTAACATTGCTAATAACTTTATAAATGAATGATATAAGGGAATTGGAGTTTAAGTTCAGTAATGAAATTAAAAATCATTTAAAAAAATCATTACCAAATCTTAGTAATGATTTTATTGATTACAAGCCATCATCTGAATATGAAGACAATCAGTTGTCATTTGATTTAACTTTTAATGTAACTTTTACAGTAAGCATAAGAATAAGAAAATCAAAATATTTAAAGTTTAAAGACCTCACAATTAGATCAAGATCTAAAGGTGGGAACCCATGTGAACTTGATAAAATAAAAAAAGGCCTTGCGCAGGTTTATTTTTATGCTTACATGAATGAAGATGAAACTGAATTGATAAAAATTAGAATTGTAAATGTAGAATCAATAAGAAATCTAATATCTGAAAATAAATATACAACCAAAACAAATCAAGATAGTACGGAATTTTATGCTTTTAAATTTACAGATATAAAAGAAGCTGGTGGTGCAATTTATCAGTATGATAAAAAATAACTAAAAAGGCTACCCATACCGGATAGCCTTTTTTTTATATTGATTCTGCAATCAGCACTTTTAATTTTTTCAATGCTATCATTTCAATTTGCCTAACTCGCTCACTGCTTAATCCTACTTTTTCCGCAACATCTAATAAGCAAAAGTTATTGAAGAATCTCAGGTTTATTATTGATTGTTCACGGTCCGGCAGCTTCTGAATAGCCATATTGATAATGTTGCTTAAATCATTCTGCATCGTTATTGAATCTGCATGCAGATCACCAGGCACATCAACATAAGTTTCACCTTCGCTATCTTCAGCACTAAAAGAAACTAACTTTTTCCTATTGATATGATTGTGCAGATTAACTTTGGTTATTCCCAAACGCTCGGCAGTTTCTGCCAATGTTTCAAATTCTTTTTGGTTGTTTTCGAGCTTCCAACTTACCCTGTGTAATGCGTCGGGTATTCTTAGCGTATCACATTTTGATTCAATGAATCTGATTATCTCAGCTTGAATTTTTGTGACTGCATAAGAGATAAAGCGAAAGCCAAAAGAATTGTCATAGCTTCGTGCAGCTTTGATAAGGCCAATGCGGCCCTCTTGAATTAGGTCTAAGATATCAACATTTGAATGCTGGTACCTTTTGGCAACAGAAATTACAAACAACAGATTATGATTGATCAGCTGCTCTTCAGTTGCTTTCTCTTCTTGTTCCTTGCTCAGTACCGGGTATTTTTTGGCAGTGCTGTAAAGCTGTGCCATTGCCCCGGTATATTCTGTCATTCGTTTTTCTTTGAATGTGATCTGTTTCATGATTGGCTAAATAGGTTTA